AAATATTAGCAGAACAACAACAAGCCGGGGAAGAACGCGAGCGCCAGTTTGCCCGTGATAACCCGTTGGGCACTCAGCTTGTTGAGGCGTTTGTTGACCCGCGCCTTGATATAGGGCTTGATACCCAGAATGAACGGGCACTCGCTACATTCATTGAAGACAATATCCAAAACCCGTTTGGCAGGGCAATTGTAGGCGGCATCGCCCGTGTTGGCGGTGAGTTGGGCGCGGGCCTTCTTGATATTGTTTCAACAGGGATTAGCGGTGCGGCAGGGGAAGTAGCAGCTAGTGCCCGCAGGGAGGGGTTTATTACCAGCGACGCTGAATTTGAAGACGCGAAGACAGATTTGGACCTTTTTGGGAATATAGCACTTTTATTGTCTGGTTCACGCCCCGGCGCTGTTACAACACGGCAATTAAGCGCCCGGGAGCTCCGGGGTAAAGTACCCCCTACGGCTCCTACCGGCTTATCTCTGAAGAGAAGAGGAGGTGCTATATTGGAGCAAGCCGAGAAGTCCCCCATACGAGTGTCAGCTCCTCGCATCGATAATTTAATACAAAACGCCAAGTCTGCCATCCCTAGCGCATTAGAGGATAGCCGGTCTGCGATTAATAATCATATAGCAAGACTTCGCCCTCTTTTCGACGCTGGCAAACCAATAACTATGGTCCAGATGTTAAAAGTAAGAAGGGATTTAAGCAGAGCTTTAAATGCAAGCAAAGACCCAAATGTGCGATTTGACCTAATACCTTTACTGGGCGAGTTTGATTCTTTTGTGGTGCGGCCCAGTAATATAGTAGGGCCCGCGCAAAGCACCGCTCGTTTTCTTGCGCAATTTGAAGCACGATTGGCGGAAGGTCGTACAATCTACGCACGCGCCATGAAGACAATGGATTTGGAGGAAGCTATTGCTGCTGGATTATCAGGCACAACTCCTTCTCAGGTTGCTATACCCGCAAACTTCAAAACTTTGGTTGATATAGAAAACTCGTCAAGGATACGGGGATTCAGGCCCCGGTTCAGCGATGCCGAGACTGCTCTAATGGCAGATATAAGCGGAGGCGGGAACTGGTTTTCTCGGCTTATGAACACCATTGGTAAATTTGGTAAACTATCATTAGCCGCAGGGCAAGTATTTAACCCGAAAGTAGGGATTGGTATTGCTGGCCGCGTAGCATCCGGCAGCAGTGCCTTAGGGCAAGCTCAAACTGCAAGAAGTCTTGTAGCGTCAGGAATACCTTTAGCCGCTACAGTACAGCGAGCGCCGAGACAGGGTTTGATTGGTGCTTTGGTGGGCGCTCAAGGCATACCAAGATGACCATAAATGGCAAACCGGCAGGAGAGTGGGTTTTCCAGAATGCGTGGTTGATAGTGCGTCTTGTAGGGGTTTTAAGCGTTGTGATTTTTTTTGGCTATGACATGACGGTCAAGTTGAACAGTACCATCGAACGATTAGATAGGATAGAGTTAGCTGCGTTTGAGAGAGAAATAAGGAATTTGCACTTTAAAATGTGCGATGCCAGCGAAGAATCCCAAGAAGGATTTCAGCTTGCAATTGACGGGATTATGCGTCAAATCAATGAACTGGGCTTGGAAAGCAAGCTTAACTTAAACTGTATCTAGGAGATTACTATGCCTAAACCAGATAAAGACAAAAAAGACAAGAACCCGAAACCAGACCCCAAGGGTGGCACGTCACCTCCGCCGCCACCTCCTCCAGACGATGATTAATGGATTTTAGTCTCTATATGCTGCCAGTCTATGCTATCGGCGTGGTTTCCGCGCTGGTCGTTGCTATACCTGAATGGCGCGTTACAGGCCTTATCGTCTTCTTTGCATCATTTCTGAATATATTCTTTTTAGATAGTATCATGGGAGCTGTTAATACCCATAATGGCGCATTTTTTATGTTCTATGATGGGATGTTTGCCGTGACTTTATTCCTCGCCAGCGGCGGCGAGCGGACACCATTGATTATGTCTGCAATTTTGGCACTCTTCGTGATTTTTCATGGGCTGTTGGAGATATCGGTGGTCTTAGGAGAATACTCGTTTTTCTGGAGAGAGTATGCTAATATTATACTTACGTTAAACTTGTTACAACTTTCATTTTTAGTCTGGGGGCTTTCGTCCAGTGTTAGAAATTATTGGGTTGCTTACCATAGCATCAATCATAGTAGGCGCAGTCGTCTTCATAACGCGTGTGATAAAACTGATTTGGCGCAATGATCATGAAGATTTTAAGCTCGATAGAAGCAATCAGCACAAAAAGCGCCTTGGCAGGGACAGCGATAGCAGGGACGGGGGCCGTAGGGATTGAACAAGGATGGTTTACTGAGTGGGGCGCTATTGCCCTTGCTTTAATTGCGGTTGGTAATTTAGTTCTTGCGGCCATTGGTAAATATATTGATTGGCGTAGATTCAAACGAGAGGAAAAGAAAGATGGGCGGAACAAGTAAGCCCCCTCCAAGACCAAAGCGTAAACCGAAAACAACGCGCCGCACACCACGGAGGCCCCGTGGAAGCAAGCGATAAACTTTCGCCTCACTTCACTCTCGGGGAGCTTACACGCAGTTCTACAGCGTTGAGGATGGGCATAGACAATACCCCGGACGATAAAGAAATCAGTCGGTTAAAAACACTGTGCGCCAAAATCCTTGAACCGGTTAGGTTAAAATACGGTCCTTTCAGCCCAAGCTCCGGTTTCAGGTCAACGGAACTTAACAGACAGATAGGATCGCGCGATACCAGCCAGCATGTAAAAGGCGAAGCAGTTGACTTTGAGATTGTTGGTACACCTAACGCTGGACTGGCCGCGTGGATTGCTGGCAATCTGAAATTTGACCAATTGATTTTGGAGTTCTATACTCCTGATGAGCCGAATAGTGGTTGGATACATGTTAGTTTTGCTGAGAAAAACAGGCAACAGGTTTTAACGATTAACAAGGATGGGGTTTTCCCAGGTATCTTAGGAGACGATTAATGCCAGTACATACGCCAAAGGAACGGGCCAAGAGACGGCCAGCGAGACGCAGGAAGCCTGTCCCCAAAACCAAACGGAGATGATTAATGGAAATTCTAAACATGCTTGGTCTTTCGACTGAGACAGTTTCTATAATTATAGCGGCGATTTTGTTTTTCGAGAGAATTGCAAAGATTATCCCTGATGATGCAACTGGCATGGCTGGAATGACCCGCAAGCTTGCTAAGTTCCTGGGCGCATACACTTCCAACAGAAAAACCGACAAAGATAATGTAGGTTGATGGGGGGTATCCTCAAAGTTATCCAAGGGGCTTTTGCTTTCGTTAATGCATGGATGCGTAAAGGCCAGCAAGAAGCTGATATGAAAGCAGGGGCTAACGAACGAGAGATAACAGCCCACAACCGTCAGGATGAAGTTAGAAAAGACAAGGAAAAGGTTCGTGCTGAAAAGCGTGATGATACTTTTACTGGTAAGCGCCACCGTTAGCGCCTGCACGCCCTCTATCCGTATCAAGGTAGATAACACCTGTCCGGGGGGTTTCGTGCACGTATGGCTCTCTGAGGCCGCTGAGCAGGAGCTTCAATCCTACGATCTAACCATTGAAACCGCTGTCGAGCTAAATGCTGTAAAAGAAGATGTTTTAGACGGTAATGAACTTTACGAGCGCAACTGCTGATCCTGCTGGTCTGTTCGGGCTGCTTCTCTTTGATATGCGCCCCATAATTTATTTAATACCAAAACAGGAGAGGCTAAATGGTCGTAAGCAATAAAAAAATCTTGTTTAGGCTGTGATGCTGCAGCATATATTCTATATTCGAACATTTCAGGTTCGTTTTCTGACGGAAAATCTGCTTGAGTACAAACTTTAAGTCGCGAGCTCTTTAATTCCATACACAAAACTTCTCCGTCATGCGGGCCCCCACAAAATGAATATTTACTTTGCCCATCATCCTCTCCTTTGCATATCTTCAGGGTGAGGCAAGTGAATACCCAAATCAGTAGCACAAAACCTGCTTATCGCATTCATAAAATCTCTCATCTCTCCCACCTTTAATTCCTTGATAGACAGACGCCGTTCTCTATCAACACCATCCAGGTCCGTATAGGCTTTCGCCATAAGGAATTTGTCCTTGAATATTTTCGCCATATCATCTTTATCATAACCCAGTTCCGATCCTGCGTCTGACATCCAGCGCCAATAAAGATTACGTTGCCGCACACTCAACGAGTCTGAATGAAGGCTTATATCCACATCCCATTTCTTGTCAGGGTTAAGCTCACTCAGAAACTTGAGGGTATAAGCCAGTGTTTTACTATCTGATATAGTGAGTTTATTCGCCATGATACATCCAATAATTCCTTGTGGCCTCCCGATCCAGATTCACGTCATAAACCATCTCAAAAGCCTCTACCGAGCCAACAGCGTCATGGTACTGGGTGTGGTGGTCAGAACAGAGACAAGCCCCCCACCAGTGATTACGCGCAGGCAGTCCGGGAGGCATCTTGACGTGGTGAAACACTCCCGGCGCTCCGCATACACAACAACCTCCGTCCATTACCGTGGAGTGGAAACGTCTTTGTAATGCTGTCGGACGTTGGCTCATTAAGCATCCAGCATCACATGAACATACCCATGACGCTGAGCACAAGGATTGTATGCAGGCATTCCAGCTAAAGCTTCATCACCTTCTTCACGAATAACCCACCCATTTTCTGTGCCACATGGGTTTTTGTCTTCAGCAAATTCAAGAATTGCTTCGTCGGGCCAGTCTCCGGGCACACAAACCTGCATATCAAAGCCACCAAACTTGGTAACTTCTGCGCCGTCTTCCATTAATTTATCCCAATATTCTGATTTTACTTTACCCATATCAATTCTCCAATGTGTCCTAACCCCTCTCAGCGTTAAAAGGGAGAATGAGGCGCGGCAGAGGCTAGGACTTGGGGGTGTGTCGTTACGCCGCGCAGATTAGTTAGAAGTCTACTTTGTCATACATCATATTATGTCCTGGCGAAGTATCTTGCTGCTGTCCTTCTTCATCTTTCGGGGTAAACTTCATGCCAAGATATTTGCCTTTTGTCCCGTCATTGATCCAGCCACTTACCCAGTATTCCACGCCGCCTATTAGGGCTGATCCTGTACGATCCGGGTGGCTGTCCTTGTCCTTCTTGTCGTTGACAAAAAGGCTTCCTGAGTTTGGTTTGTGTTCAAATGTCATTGTTCATTCCAATCGTGTATCCCTGCTGGCCCGTGTTAATGAACCTATTGCCTTTAAAAACATTACCCAAAATTGATTTGGCGGTTTTGATCGCAGTTACAAGCTCGTCACTTTGGTGGCAGAGCGCAAGCCCGCGTTCGTCGTATAGATTGAGAGCCACAAAAGGAAACAGAGCGTCGCGCAAGGTTTGAATTTCCGCGTTTTTCTTTTTAACTAAGTCTTTCATTAAAGTGTCTGTCATTGTTCTTTCTCAAATTTTGCGTTGCTGATATTAATACGCTGCTGGTTTATCCTGTCCTCATAGCTCGGCACGTCACCACCACCGGCCATATATTCTGGTATCACGATTAGGAACCGTTCTATAAGTGGTTTAGAGGCTATCAGGAAGGCATCTAGCTGGTCTGTGTCCTCACATGCAGCGACTTCCTCAAAGAAGGTCTTGAAGGCTTTCTTGGCCTTTACAACACTTCCCTTGACGTTATCTGGCCGCTCCTCTTTAAATTCGTCTGCTTCCTGTTCTGAATAAACAAAACCGTGCAAGCCAATCAGTTTCAGAATAACCCTGTCCTTTGCCCGCTTTTCTGCCATGGCCCAAGGGTATGAGTTCTTGTTGTTCTTGGGTGCGGCCTCGCCTATTGACCATTCAGTTCTTTCCTCAACCATTTCCATTTCTAACTTTGCCGCACGGCCTACAATCTTCATCTCAACCTGTGCACTCCCAGTCACGCACACTGCTATATTGTCGGGCTCGGCGCTGCAAACAAACGGCTGGTCAAATATTATCCCTGCCTTTGTCGCAATCTGTTCAAGAACCTTGTGATATATAACTGCTGTGCCGTGGCAGTCCCACATGGCCGTTTCATCAAAGTCGTATTTCTCAAGGACTTCTTTTACGAAAGGTTCTATTTTCATTTCATTCCATCCAGTTTTTCTACAATATCAAGGCACATGCACTTGAGGGTTTCGATATAGGCTACGTCAACATCTGCCAATTTCACGCCCTGCCGTCCGTATGAAGCGGCACGAACAGCTCGCTTTCCTTTGTTAAGATCATCATGCAGGACATCTAAATCTTGGAGAAATTCTTCATGTGCGCTCATCACATTTCCTTACAGCCACGACTGGCGTTAGAATCGCCGCGTAGTTCTTTAAGATGTTTTGCTTCTTCTTTATCGTTTTCTTCTTCAAAGCGCCGTTCAATGCGTATCATGCAATCAGCAGCCAAATCATCAAACTCCCGCGCCAGATCAATAATCTCGTCATGCTCAAGCTTTACACCCACATCATTAAGTGTTTTGGTCATTGAGGCGAACATATCAGTGAGCTTTTCGGTTTCTGTGGTTTTCATTTCATTCCCTTTCTGCTTTACATTACTTTAGTTATGATTTACAGATAATGCAAGACTTATTTTCAAAGGACGCAAATATGTCACCAGCAAAATACCTCGAGCAATCCCACTACAGAGACATGACTCATTTATCCATCGCTATGGATATCGTGGGTTTGGCCATATCATATCCAATGCTGCGCCGTAATATAATTGGCACGCATATGCCCTCTCAGGAGGCGTGGGAGGCGTGGGAGGATTTCACTCATTGCAAGGTCACGAAACATGATTTGGTTGACCAGCACTTTAAGTTTCTGGCAGAAAAAGAATGACCCGTCCAATTACAAACCGTAATTATCCAAGCGGGCTGCCGGTATTATATTTTGATGCGATAATTGGGTTAGCAGAAAGCGTGTCCAAAGCTATAGCCAACAAAATAACCCGTGAAGGAATTGTGCTGGGGTTCGAAAACATGGAGCGGTTTATTGACTGTTCCTTTCTTTCGTTTTTCCCAGCCACTCGCAGAGGCGTAATGGAGGAAATATTTTTCATAAGTGTGAAAAACCGAATACATTATTGGCTGCCACGCTCGCGCACAAATGTTTGGAACGAGGATATTAATTAAATGAGCCGTCTGCTTGAAAACATAATCAATGCTGTCTCCAAGGAAACCGGCATAACCCGTAAGGAGATAATGAACGGAGACAGCACTCGTAGGGTTACAAGCGCACGATACATGGTGGTTTATATTCTGCGTAAGCGTCATGGGTGGACATTCCCCGACATCGGGGAGGTATTGGGCAAGGAAGAATCAACCATGCGGTCCGCCTTTAACAGCATGTCTAGGCTTGTAAACAGAGGGAGGGTCCAAATCCCCGGAACCAACAAAAAAGAAATCAGGGCCCAAAAGATCGTGGACGAAATCAGCGAACATTTATTTGAAGCAATAGTGAGGGTAATATGAAAACGAGGTGTGGAAAATGCGGGATGGGTTTTAGGATATGCAATCCCGAAACAGTTGACGGCAAAAAAGCTGAGAAATTTATTTGCGCCGTACCTGGATGTGAGCGTCCTTATTGGGAAGGCGAGAGAAAGCAGCCGTCTGTAATTGTCGGGATGACGCGTGAGGCTTACAAAGATTATTTGTCTATAACCCCCTACCCCTAAAGGAACGAATGATGCGTAATAAATGGAGATTGAGTTACACGGTTTGGCCCGAAGTATGGCGTAGCGAAGGGACCTACAGGGATTATATGTATTGGTGGCAGGCGTGGACCGGCAAGACTTTTCGTATACTGGACAAATATTTTTATAATGGTGACACCGGCGATTACACCATAACCAACACCCCAGAGGAAGAATGATGGACTTAGTTTACATTAAATGGATTGACTCATTTGGCTGTAACGCTGGATGGACTACCATTGAGGATATAATGGATGAAGTCGAAATGAAAATCGAAAGTGTGGGCTGGGTTGCACAGGAAACCTCTAAATATATCTTACTAGTTCCTCACGTCCATGGGGCTGTGCAGTTAGGCAAAGATAGGCTTGCGAAAGAATCTGGGTGTGGTGATATGGCTATTCCTAAATCTGCTATCGTTGAACGAAGAATATTGACAATCCCGCTGATACAGCGTAAAAAGAAATAGTGGGAGGGGTTCGTTAATTCGTTCCCTCATCCTGTCACGCTGGGGTCTAGGCCCCTCCTGCACTCTACCAAGTCGTGACACAGCTAGAAATAAGGCGTGACAACCTCAATGAAAAACAATGCTATATATGATTTTGGTGAGCGCGGAAGTGAGCGGTTCGTTCCTGTTCTGAATGCCGCCATGCTCAGTATCGGGCGGCCTAATCTGAGCCGTGCTAGAAGTAACGACTGGCCCGCGTTCTCCAAAGTCATATGCGTGTCCTATGGACTGAATAAGGCAAGTGCCAAGGCCTTCGGGCCTAGGTTCTTAATACCCGTACTAGAGGAAGGGCTTGCCGAATATCTTTTGGGCGCATTAGAGACAAGCTCCACTGAGCTACTAAGCCACTTCCCTGCTAGTGGTGTCTCGAAAAGCAGGGGATTATTTGCTCTTATACCTAGCGTATGTAGAGTATTCGGGGTCGTGCTTCGGTGCGGCCCTAGCTATTTTGGGTTACCAACATTTTACCAGAACAAAGATGTTCCCCTACCAAGGGGTCTATAAGTATGGTCACGTTCCGGGACTTCACCCCATCCCCTTGCTGGCTTGAATAGGCCGATAGGATAATGTGTCGCTAGAGAAAGATACTCAGGGCTGCTTGGTGCACTTACGCACAGACACGGTAAACGGGACTGAGAATATTCGTCATAGACCAGAGCGTTGACAAGAAGGGGGCTTCTTTCTCAGCGGGTGGGAAAGTTGTATTTAAACAAGGGCTAGAATGAAAAAAAACTATTCTCATTTGTTCAAAAAACGCGCGGTTGCGTATTTAAAGCACAAGCACGGGCTGGCAGACGCTTACAAAATGAAGAACAGCGAATTGATGGTTATGATTGAAGCGGCGCTAGGACTAGAGACGCCCTGCGTAACCGGAAAGCAAAAACGCTACAAAATGATGTTTGGTCTGTTGCCGAAGCCGATACCAACGAAGAAAAAGAAGCCGAAGAAGCAGAACGAGAATAAGAAATACGAGAGGTTTTATCAATCGGCACCATGGAGAATGGTTAGATATGACGCTTACGAGAAAAACGATGGCCGCTGTGAATGCTGCGGGCGTAGTGCCAAAGAAGGAATTTATCTAAACTGCGACCACATCAAGCCACTACGCGAGTTTTGGAAATTACGCCTAGACCCGGAGAACCTGCAAATACTTTGCAACGAATGTAATCACGGCAAAGGCAACAGATACTCAACAGACTGGCGAAAAGGGAAAGGTATGGAAAATGAGCTTTGATGAATTTTACGAACTTTATCCTAGAAAGGTAAAAAAGGGCCACGCTGAAAATATGTATGTTAGGGCTATAAAAAAAGTCACGCACGAAACTTTGATGACAGGCTTGCGTAATTGGGTGGTTTATTGGAGAACAAACAAGACTGAAATGATACATATCCCGCATCCAGGCTCTTGGCTTAATCCTAAAAACAAATCATGGGACAGTGATGAAATTAAAGGTCTTGGCGAAACATTGAAAGAAACCGCATACTGCAAAGCCTTTAAAATAAGGTGGGAGCTGCGCCAGCCGCCAGATTGGCGGGCAATGGGGGAAGGCGTGGAGAGGGCTTGGTTAGCTGATTGGGATCAGAGCATACACGGCCCCAGACCTGCAAGTGTTGGCGCTCTGCGGAGAATGTACCGAATAGATCAGTGGCAGGAATGATGGGTAAGCGATCAGAATTTAAGCGCCGCAAGAACGATGCGTACATGACATGGGACACCAGGGCAGTTATTCCTCTATTATCTCATGTGAATCCTTTAACAACATTTATTGACCCTTGCGCCGGAGATGGAAGTTTAATAGACCAATTACACAGCCACAATATTTTATGCATATTGGCGGGGGATATAAACCCACAACGTAAAGACGTATTAAAATTGGATGCTTTGACGCTGCCTTATTCAACTACAGTAATCACTAACCCACCTTGGACTCGTGTGTTACTTCACCCAATGATTGAGTATTTTATAGAACACGCGCCGGAAGTTTGGCTGCTGTTTGACGCAGATTGGTGCTATACTAAACAGGAGAAATTAGCCAAGCGGACCGGCTGTAAAACGACACCAGAACTGCTTGAAAACTGCCACTCAATCGTAAGCGTGGGGCGCTTGAAATGGATAAAAGACAGCCTGCATGATGCCAAAGACAATTGCGCTTGGTATGGATTTCGTAAAGGCAAACAGGAAACCCGATTTTATGGGCGTATGAACGAATGATACTTCCCTTTCCAATTTCAGTTAACACCGCCTACGCTACGAACTGGAAGACCAAACGCAGGTTTCGGTCGAAAGAATACGAAACATGGCACAAAGCCGCGCAGGACGCGCTGTGGACACAAGCTATCCCCGACTGGTGTAAGGGCCCCATAAAACTGGAACTGGCTCTGGTACGCCCTGACAAGAGACGCAGAGATTTATCGAATTATGTGAAAGTTGTGGAGGATTTCTTGGTCGACATGAAAATCATAGAGGACGACAGCCAGATTGAGCATTTAACCGTGTTCTGGTCCGAAGGCTTTGAAGGTGTTAAAATAACAATAACACCCCTAGAGCCGCAAGCATAACCCCGCCAACAATCATGCCGCCAAGAATCGCAGGCGCGTTTGCGTACAATTTCTTCCAGAAACCAAGGGGTTCATAAGCCAATGACCTAATGTGTTTTTGGTAATCGTTGGTCATGAGGTCCTTTCGGGCGTTTAAGTTGATTTTAATTGTTGGGCTAATTCCACACATTGGTTAGCAGTACTCGCGCCTGTTACAGCGGAGAGTTTGACCATGCCTAAGCCGAAATGCTTTGGCGGTTTTGCGATAGCAGTCGTTGCCCACCCACTCAACTGCACCGCCAGCGCAGCTAACTTACTGGTGGGAGCCTCCGCTATTTGGTCGGTAAATATTTTGTCCCACTCAGGCGTCCATGTTTTTGGTTCTGGTTCTGGCATCGTCACCTCCATCGGGCGTTAGTGTAAGTTAATCTTTAGGCGTTATTCGCTGGTAATCTGTGTAAACACAGGCGGGAGCAATTTGATTGGCGAATTGAAATTCATCTTCATCTAATTTCTGATTACCAGAAAGTGTTAAGTGTTGTCCCGTTTCTTTGTCTTCAAAGATAACATCAAAGTTGTCATTGTTGTATGTGCAGATGCTCATTGTTAATTTCATCTTCTATCCAATCGGGCGTTTAAAAGTTATTCTGCTATCTCGCTCTGCTCGGCCTCTGTTACTAATTCAACAACGACTGACCCCGGTATAGAAACCTCTACGCCGTTAACAACAAAAAGAAGATCACCTGATAAATCAAAATTATAATTGACGTGGCCATTTTCAAAATCCTTGTGGTGCATAATAGTCTCCGGGCGTTTGTGTTAGTCTTCCAGGTAGAGAGATGTTTCCGCACTGACCGTCTGGGTTTCTTCGCCGCTCTCTTCTTTGGCATCTACAGGAAAAGTCTGCCTGACCTTCAAGGACGTAACAACGCCATCCATCGCGGCGACTTCAATAGCAGTATTTAGCTCTATTACCGCTTTGTGAATAGCATTCCGATAGCCAAGTGCTTCGTGTGTATCAATCATCTTAGTTCTCCATTGTGCCCAATCGGGCGTTTAAAAGTTATTTAGTTAACGGCACAGCAGCCGAGCCGTTTAACAGGGCCACGCGAGATATTGCGTCGGCTTCGTCTATGTGGTCGCTCAGAGATTCAAAATGACCATCAGGCCGTGTAAAACCGACCGTCCACAAGTTTGGTTCTCTTTCTGTCTGTATCATCGTGTGCATAATAGTCTCCGGGCGTTTAAAAGTTATTGCGCTCTCGGTATTGGCGGCTGGATTTTCATTAAATCCTGACCGTCGAATAATTTGATTGCAACCATTTGAGCAATGTTAGCACGAGCCTCTTTCACCGCATCGTTTTTAACGTCATCGAGAACCGCTCTAAATTCTTTTGTGAGGGCGACAAGAATAATGTCGTTCATCATTTCCTTGAGCCCCTTGATATTTTTGTTGCCCCAACTTTGGTTATTCTTTGGCTCCGCCGTGGCCCACACATTAATTGCCTCATCGATAATATTTTTGAGGGTGTGTTTGCCGTCGTCGAACCGTATGCCACGCCTCATAATCTTTGCAACAGTATCGTCGATCATTTTGGTGACTGTTGCCAATGCCTCCGTCTTGATTTCGTCTATGACGGGCTTTTCAAGTGTGGTGTAAATGCGGGAAGCTAGTTCATGGACCACTTCGCCCTTAAGAAACTCATTGAAGGTTGGTCCTTCGCTGTATTCGTCGCCGCGATACCATTCTTCTACATCAATTTCAAACTTTACTATTGTCATCATTACCTCCTTCGGGCGGTTAAATTGATTTTTCGCCACGCGCTTTCGCGAGGGCTTTAGTAACCATATCCTTTGTTTTGCCGTATAATATAAACACGTTTTTTTCTGCGATAAGCCGCTCGTTTTCGAATAAGATGTGCTCAAGCGCCTCGTACATATCAGGAGCAGCGGCGGCTAGTGTGTCTTTATTATCCATCTTGTTCTCCAATCGGGCGTCTTAATATTTCAATTCAATTCTTGACACCCTTATACATTTATCATAATGTGGTGTCAATTCATAATTAAACAATAGTGGAATAAAGTTTATGGGCGAAAAAATAGGGTACATACAGAGGCGGTCCCGCACTATTACGCCGGAACAGCAGACACAAGAGCTTCTCGCGTTGGGATGCCAGCAGATATACGAAGACCTTGATGATTTTCTTTCTGAGGCCACCTTGCGCGAGGATGATATGCTCATGGTTTGGTCTATTGGTATCATAGGTCGGGTAAACATTACCAGGGCGTTTCTAGCTGCGGCCAAGGCCAATTGCAGCGGCATATACAGTGCGAAGGCCAAGCGTTTTTATTCTCTTGATTTGCCCCACGCTCAGACGATTCACGATGCCTATGAGGAAATGAAACAGCATGAAGATAAGGTGCGCTCAGAGGCCACGAAAGGCAAATCCGGGCGGCAACCCTCCGGCGCATGGGATAAGCAAGCTGACATACGCGCTCTAGCCGATGACGGGGTACATATTGACGACCTGGCTATCCGGTTTGGGGCTAGTTCTGCCACAATACGAAGGATAATCAAATGAGCGAAAAACAAATAGAAGCGTCAAGACCCATGGTTTCTTTGGGGGCCGCTATTCTTGTATCACAATTAAGCAAAAAACCTATCTATGTGGTGGACAAAGATGGAAATAAAACCCTGCTGGTTCACCCTTATTTGGAGCAACACAAATGAGCGACAACCCACAAGAAATATTGGATCCAGAAACGCGCAAACAGATTGACGCGATAAATAAGCGCCTAAAGACTGATGCCGCGTTAGAAAATGATTTACTTGGTGCGTTTGCAATCGGGGGTCTGACAGATGCAGGCTATGTTGTGATTGGGCCAGAAGCAATTGAACGTTTAGTTCTGGAATTTTGGCGGCGTGGTTCTGTCCCTAATGAACAATGGGTCGCGGTCTCGTATGAACGTCGGGACAAACTTCGGGAGCAAATAATGGCAATGATTGGAACTTTTTAGATGAGCGCCGTTGACATTTTTGATTTGGTTAATCAGGAGGATTTACCGGAAAATATTCGGATTTCTTTGAAGACCGACAGAAACGATGTTCTTGGACAAGCCATTCTCGATTTATTCGCTATCAAAAACGTCCTCACTTTAGACGAAGTTATTTTAGGCTTGTGGCGGCGCTCAAAAATAACTCTTAAACGCAGTCAGGTTAACACAAAGCTTTACAATATGACGCGCTTTGGAGACCAATCATTAATCTCTGTTGTCGGCAAACGAGGCTGTTGGTCGGCCAAAAAGAAAGGCAACTAAGATGAGCCACCTAGGCTATTCAAAAAATGAATGCGGGACGCGCATTGCACTTCATAAATGCGACACATGCGGCATTGAATATACGGTGACTGCCCCGAAGGCAGATTATAGTCCCGAAAATTTCCAAGATTGTCTGGCCCCTGAGTGTGCCAGTTATGACGTAAATCGGGACATGGATTTGTTATTTATGACAGACGATGAGATTGCCCGCGAAAAAAAGATTGTGCCTATTAATCTAAAGGCCAGACGTGCGGCATTGCAGAGGGAGTTAATAAACAAATGAGCGATGTTGAGAAATATATACAGAACCAGAAAAATCGCGGCATGTGGTTTCCAGCGCCTCAGTGGGCTTGCCAGTGTGAGGTGATGGCCCGACATCAAAAGGTTATTGCTGAGATGCAATATCGCAATCACATATTGGAGTTACAGAGATGAGCGATAGCATTTTTGCGAACCCAACCACCGGCAAAAACCTCCGGGCTTGTGGGGGCGTGGCTCCTCCGCCCCGCACACTAGACAATGTTCTGGGGGCTCGCATGTTACCTAGACCCATTAGTGTTGTCGTGGCCTCGCCCTCTCTTTGCGAGGCGGCACGGGAGATTGTCGAGGGAAAAAGCAAAATTATTAAGGAAAGCAAATGAGCCCGACTGACAAAGCATTAAGAATCTTAGAAATTGAGACGTTGGAAAAGTGGCAGTTTCGGCTGTCCTCGGTCCCACCCAAAAAGATGTTAAAGGCCCTTACGGCGGCGATTAAATCATTGGAAAGTGAAATTTTATAATGAGCGATTTGGTTAAAGAAGAATTAGAACGCCTGGGGACATCAAGGACGATCAAAGACGCCAAACCTCTGGATTACGAGCCGTGGGCCGAGAAGAAGGAAACGAAGATGAGCGATAACACTTTTATCATTGACCACATCAACGGGGACAAACCCATCGGTAAAGATACGCGGGTGCGTTTCCAAATCAGCAAACATAATAAGATAGAGGTTTATATGAACCCCAAAGGTAATCTGGTTATTCACGCCGTTAGTGATTGCATCGACGATTTCATCATGGCCCCCTGCGTGTCCAACGAAATTGAGGTCGGTTTTGGAGTTTTGAAATGAGCGAGCAAATTTGTAAAATAGAAGAGAGGGGCGGCAAATTTTATGCTGTTCGGGTAGTGCGTCCTTCTTTTCGTCTTGAAGCCAATAACCGCGAAGAGGCTGAACAGAAAGCAGTCAAAGCAATGGAAGACTATCACGAACTTTCAATGAGAATGGGATAAACAAATGAGCGATGAAGTCATCAAGGAACAAGCTAAAGAGATTGAGGAATTGAAAGCTCGTATCTACGAGTATCACAGAGTTTGGCTTATTGGCGAACTTGATATGAGGAACGCCGGTGGTGTTTCGGATAGAACAATGTCCGAAATCATTTGTAACCGGGCAGAGATAACCAAACTGCGGGAGGCTTTGAATATTGCTCGCAAGGAAATACAGAGCCGGGATGGTGACACGTTGCCAATGGATATAGCAGCCGGGGACGCCTGCGTATTAGACGATGAAGCACTTAATGGAGGCCAACACTAATGAGCGACGATGTAGTGCATCTTGGGATGGTAGCACGCGATGGTAAAATGTTCACGCCAGAACAAACATTGCGGCAATGCCTTGAGGATTTAGGCAAGAACGGGGCTTTTGAAAAAGGCAAAAAGCTTATTGTTATATGCTTAGATGATACTGACGATTGTTACCGGGTGTCTTGGCAACAGTGTGGAATGAAAATGTCTGAATGCTTGGCGCTATGCGAAATAGCAAAAACAAAATTTAAGAGCGAAATGGAATATTAAGATGAGCGACAAATTGATGATTGAGGGGACCACCATTGACCCTAAATTTATTGTTGAATCGTTGCCCCTCAGTGAGCTTTGCGAAGTTATGCGGGATATGCAAAACGATCTTTTGGAGTTCTGGGCCGAGCAACGCGCACAACAAATTATAAAGTTCTTGTCGGATCACGATTTAGAGGCCAAGCAAGCCAGAATTATAGAGCACCGCAGAAGGGAATTTATATTCAGTGTGGTTGATCCCATGATTAATAGAATGCTGGTGCAAATCCGCCAATTTTCAGAACAGGAGCAACTTTTATGACGAGCACTGTGCAATTTTTGCAACAACCGAAAGGAACCAGAAGATGACCATACTTAAAAAACTAACACAGGAAGACCAAAACACACTGTTGCGTAAGGTGAAAAGAATACACCCCGGACCAAATCAGATGTTTGGGAATTTTGAAGATATACTTAGTGAGTGTGGGCTCGAAATTGTGCGAAAGAACGCGGGCTAAAATGAGCACTATTTTCGTTCAAGCTTGATATAACTTCTTATCGCCCTGGCAATGGCCGCAGATTTATTCTTTTGTTTCTCATGCCATGCGCGTAGATCACCAGCTAGATAGAAGGTAATTTGTTTGCCTCTGTTTAATTTCCGTTTCATCTACTTATACTTATAACAGTTTTGCCACATTACTATGGTAAATTTGTCACCCACTCCCCAACATCCATTAAAATAATTGCTAGTGTTGCTCATCGGGCAACATAGTGGGGCATGGGCACTGTATTACCAGCATTCAAAGATTTTATTGGCGGCTTGGTTGCTGTTTCTCCTAATACACCATTACCTGTTTCGAACTCCCTTTTCCAGATTCAGATTGGCAATGTGGAGGGGTTTGAATTGATTAGTGTCACTTTCGCCAACGATGATATCGGGCTGACCTTCGAAGATTTGTCAGACGTAGGCGGGGTGCAGGATTTGCCCACGGAAGGCAACCCTGAAACCTGGGAGATTGTCAGTACCAGCCCACAGGATGCCACCAGCGGCTCAGGAACCAGCAGTGTAGCGGTTATATCGCTTGCAGATGGCTGGGTTGAGCAAGATCCAACTATAGTTGAAGTTACAGGCACAACTCCAAATACGCTTTCAGGTTCGCATTTTCGTCCCTCTGCTGCCGTTATACTGTCGCCGGACGGCGGGGCTAACGTAGGCGATATAACAATCCGCAAAGTGGGGGGCGCGGACCGTCTAAAGATACGAGCGGGAATAGGCAACACAAAATCAAGTCTTTTCAGCGTCGCTGCTGGCAAATCTGCGTTTGCCCAGTTTATAATGAATATTACGGGTAAAAACGACGATATAACAGGTCGCCTGCTGGTACAGGGCGACGGAGGGCCTGTTTTGCGGGGTCTGGACATCCCATTATATCAAACTCCCCTGCTCCTGCCTGTCGCGGCGCCTATGGTTCTCCCCCAAAAGACCGACATCAGGTTACAGGCCGCGAGCAGTAATGAGGGAGCCGGAGCGGTCGGCTTGTTTGACCTTTTGATAGTGGACAACGCCCAAATCGCCGTCCCCCCAACAGCGATGAAGAATTTAATATGACTATGCACCGAGGAAGAAACTTCAATACTAATGACGTGGCGGCTGTTACATCCGTGGATTTGAACTCTACGACAGCTACCAAGATAGCGGACGTAAACGCCGACAGGCTGACTTTCCATGTTAACAGCAACGATGAAAACAACGCTGTGTGGATAAAGCTACAGGCTGCTTCGGTTGATAACGATAAAAAGGGGATTTTCCTTGCGAGAAATATAGCTGCCGCCGGTCCGGGGCGCAGTTTGTATGACATGCCAACTGATAATGTTTACACAGGCGAAATCAGCGCCATATCTGAAGCAGGTACCCCTACGGTTTATATTACTGAATACTAAGCTTCAGCGCGATAAAAAGCCCTACAGGCTTGGTTAGGCTCCTCTCCCCCCTTTCTATTTTGCTTATCATTTGGTGGTCTTTGTAGCCCAGCATGGGGCCAGCTTGGGCTTGAGTAAGCCCTAGCCTTTCCCTGAAATCTTTCATTGTTTGTGCGGCTGTCATCTCAAAATTCCTGAATGGTTGGATTGTAAATGTCCAAATCCACATCTAGCCACCGCAACCCCATTGTGTTTTTCACTAGCGTTTTGGCGCGGACGTACGAACCCACACCGCCGCTTAACCCTATTCCCTCAGCCATAACGATAAGGCGCTGGTATTTAAGCCTGTGCCGAAGAGACCAGCACCACGCTCCTGCGCTTTTTTCTGAGGAAGTGGCGCGTCTATAGACCGAAAAAAATTCAATGTCTTTTGGTTCGGCATTAAATGTAATTTCTTCTGAATTGAGAAAATCGTATATTTTGCGAATAATGGGGCTAACGCGCAATGAAGGCCTTGGTTTATACCGACTACCAAAAAAACACCTGTGGAAAGATGTGCAATCATCCCTGCGGCATCTTGGGCAATAATAGTCGCTCATGCTGCGTGCTCGGCTCTTAAAATTGGGGCCATTGAGTACGAGCCAAGCGGGTTAATAGTTTCGGAATTGTTCCACACCTTAACCGCTTTGCGTATTGTTTCGCCGTTTTGCGCGTCTTTGACCCAAATGCTCTTGGCGGTGCGTTTGATTACTTTGAATGTCCAGACACAATCATAGTCACATACTGAGCGGCAAAAATAGCTCTTCCCAGTTTCAAACTTAGTCATAATCTTACCTTTCTATTTAATGTCCCGTAATGGTGGGGGTGTTAGAATCCCTTCGTATAGCGCGTGTTTTTAAGAACAAGGTCATGGTCGTCCATAATAACAGCGTGAAGGTTGATTGCGTCTTTAATGCTAATATTGAACGCTTCCATCAATTCATTAATTGTGAGTTTGTGGAGCGTTAGTTCGTTCAAAATATCCATGTTCATTTCCCTTTTGTTGCCTTTCTTATATAGTACAGGTGTATCAGTAGTACAAGCGTTAATTAAACTATTTTACAAGTGTTTGAATTGGTTGTATAATCTCTGGATGCCATTAAAACGTGGGAAATCAAAGAGGGCCGTCTCTTCCAACATTCGGACACTGCGCCGTGAGGGCAAGCCCCAACGCCAAGCTGTTGCTATTGCTTTGAGCAAGGCACGCAGGAAATGACGGTAATCGACATAAAGTTTGCCAGTGGTGGTCATGCCGTCTCCAGCTTGCGCCCATCAACCACGCCTGAGCAGGCGCAGAAGGTCGTTAAGGCTATGTTTAATAGTGAGGCCATGCTTGTGCGCGCTGAAAGGATTTATAGGTTAAAAAATGATTAAGCTCCCTAATGGCACAAAGATTCCTGTATGGACTGGCAAGTTCTTAAAGATGCCTATACCTTACAAGCCTGGTGTAAGCTGGTTACGGTTTATCCCTGCCAAGCCACTTGATGTTGTGAGGTTACATGGCGCACCCTAAAGCACCCAAGCGCAATCGTTCAAGGCGCAATGATGTATTGCACGGCGATACCCGCAAGAAGATACAGGTCACGCAGATCGTCAACCGCCTGGCGGCCAATACCATGGGAAGCCTAACTAATCAAAACGGGGATCATGTGGAAATGTCACAAGGTCAGTTAAAGAGTGCAGACATTCTGCTGAAAAAGGCATTGCCTGACTTGAGCGCTACTGAGATCACAGGCATAGATGGTAGCCCTCTTATACCTGCCTTGAATATTGCACGTGCAAGCGACTAGCCACATGTAAACTTATCTTTATATACAATCACTTATATAGGCGAGGTATTATAGTACCCTACACCCCTAGTTATGGCACCCAAGCCACTCAAAATACCCTTGATAACCACCAATTAACACACACATTCTTTGTTTCCCCACCATCCCCCACCCCCTAAATATGCCATTTTTGTTCGTATAAACACCAACCTTTTGTCATTATGTTACGATTTACCCTTGCATTTACTGAAAATGGTGTTATATAAAGGTTAACACGGAAGGGAAATGAGATGAGATTGACATACTGGGTTAGCGAATGTTTGCAAGACTCTGATTGCTACAACATCCGGGCCAAGACAAAGAAAGAATGTGCGGCCTTGCGCGCTGCATGTAATGAAGACGAGATAAACCTCTCCCACGCCTACGGTCCCGTTCACAAAATCACCATTGATTACCGCGACGGGTTTGACTTGCTTTATATGTGTCTTAACGAAGGGAGGATATACGAAGGGTGAACCTCAAACAACACCGCAAAGCCGCTGGCCTTACCCAGACTGAACTAGGCAGGGCCATGGGCATATCCTTGAGAGCCACTGTAGGCCGCTGGGAGGCCAACCCAGGCTGCATGACCCTTGGCCGCCTAACAGACTACGCCCGTATCTGTGGTGTAACCCTGGCAGATCTCATGGGCTATGACGGGCAGGCACAAGTAAAGCTGGACAGGGTACGGGAGGTGGTAGGATGAAAAGGTTTATTGTAGATGGGGTGCCACGTTATGCAGAGGACGCAGCCAAGACGCTGTATAGCCAAGGCCGTGCTGGTACTACGCTTGAAGACCTTACCCAAAGGCTGGTAGACCTGGACGTTGATATGGCCGGGACCGCAGGCACTCTCACATTTACGCGTAAGGCAGGTCCCCCGCGCGCTCAGAAGTAAAACCCGAAACGGGGATTGAAGTAATTGTATATGCTGACACGATAAATTTCACACTAGGAGCTTTTGTAATGGAATATACTACGTATAATTTAATTAAAGACAGCGCCTTACATAATTGGAGTGATTTTAGTTTGGATGTTTCGGTGTCTGTTCTTAGGCGTGTTGTCGGGGTCAGCGTGATGTTTCTTTATTGGGGATTGTCCATGAAGCGGATTCGCGGGGGGAAGCTTAGTTCTGGGTATACAATACACGCAGGCCCTATATTCTTATATTACCAGACCACTGAGTTCCTACCCGCACATGAGCTTCGCTACTTTAAAATGCGTGTAGAGATCATCAAATAATAGTATAACACATTAAGGGGTGTATAGGAGGTTATTATGAATTTTGTATATTCGTTAGAGGACGGAGTTGGGGTTGATCTTTCCCAAGTCGTTGGTTCGTCCGAGCCGCTTATAACTACGGTTTTCGGCGAGCCTGAGAAACAGCAGTTAGTTCGTCTTATGCTACGCTCGGGCCATACTTACGAAGTGTGCACATCTCGTGCCGACATGGAAAAATTCACAAAGTTCTTTAAAAAGATGCGCCCTGAATTTTTTAGAGAATACCACGAAACAGTATAACATAAAGCCCCTTGACCACAAAATTTTTTAGAGTAGAATATCTTTATCAAAGAAGGATGATTAGCGACGTCCCAATTTATGAGAGTTACAATCGATCTAGGGAGGCCCGGGCCGGAGCCCGGGTTTTCTCCGTATGCAAGCTGAAATTAACCTTGAGCTTTTCGACAAGCAACTGATAGCCCTCAATTCGACGGCTACGGAGGTTTTATTCGGTGGCGCGGCGGGCGGGGGCAAATCACATTTAATGCGTGTAGCGGCTATTGTATGGTGCACAGCCATAGCAGGCCTACAGGCTTATCTATTTCGTCGTGTTCGTGATGATCTTATCAAAACCCACCTTGACAGCCCCCAGGGATTCAGGAATATGCTCTCCCCGTGGGTAGACGAAGGACTTGTTCATATAAAAGAAGACGTAATAACCTTCTGGAACGGATCACGCATCTATCTCTGTCACTGTCAACATGAAACCGATGTCGGCAAGTACCTCTCAACCGAAATGCACGTTCTCCTGATTGACGAGCTTACTACCTTTTCAGAAAACATGTACCGGCAACTGCGCGCAAGAGTGCGTATGGTTGGCATCCAAGACAAAGTCCCTGATAACTATAAAGGACAATTCCCCCGTATTCTGTGCGGATCCAACCCAGGCAACGTAGGGCATCTTTTTGTCAAGGATACCTTTGTTGACGGCAAGGAGCCTTATAAATATTATAAAGCCCTGCCGGAAGAAGGTGGGATGACCCGCCAGTTCATTCCTGCCCGCGTCAACGATAATCCTGCCCTGTTAAGGGAAGACCCTACCTATGTGGATAAATTAAGAGGAATAGGCTCTGATGCTTTAGTCAAGGCAATGCTTGAGGGTGACTGGAATATAGTTGAAGGAGCGTATTTTGATTGCTGGTCGCCTGAGCGTCATGTTATTCGTCCCTTCACTATCCCTAAACACTGGACACGGTTTCTCGCAGGCGACTGGGGGTCAGCCAAACCTTTCTGCTTTCATTGGTTCGCCGTATGCAGCGATGATCATTTCCTTGATGATGGCCGTATTATTCCGCGCGGGGCCTTGGTTGTTTATAAAGAGTGGTATGGATCACGAATGCACAAAAATGTTGGGTTGAAGCTGACTGCAGAAGAAGTCGGTATTGGTCTTTCTGAACGGGGTATCGCCAAACTACAATACGCGGTTCTTGATCCTTCGGCCTTCGCAGAAGATGGCGGCCCTTCTATCGCTGAACGCATCCATGGAGCTGGGGGGCCTTATTTTATGCGAGCCGACAACCGGAGAGTAGGCCGTGTAGGCGCCATGGGAGGATGGGATCAGATGCGGGGGCGGTTGGTCGGAGACGAAGACGGAAGACCTATGCTTTTCTACACTTCTAACTGTGTTGATATTATAAGAACCCTCCCTGCGATGCAGCATGATCAAAACCGCCCAGAGGATTTAAATACCAATATGGAGGATCACGCGGTCGACTGTGACAGGTATGGTTGTATGAGCCGCCCCTATATCATTGATAGTCCTGAAATGATAAAGCCCTTGAAAGGCCAAACCTTTAATGACATAATCCGCCGACACAAACCAGTGAAAGACTTTTATATCTAGGATGTATTTTGGCACGCAAAAATAAGACTGAGATGCAAAAATTCTGGGCAGCCCAGATCAGTAAATCCAAAACCCGTGAAAAACCATGGCGGGCACAGGGCGACAGGATAGTGAAGCTCTACCGGGGTCCTAAAGCGATGTCCACAAGGGAAACCCATTCTGACCGTAACCAGTTCAATATCCTGTGGTCGAATACCGAAATCCTGAAAGCTGCCACCTTTTCCAAACTCTCTCCTCCCAATGTAACCCGAAGATACAAGGATGAAGACCCCGCTGCAAGGCAGGCGTCAGAGATCATGGAGCGGGCTTTGGAGTTTCAGGCTGACAGTGACGAGTTTGTGCCCAACTTGCGTAAGGCCCGTGACGATATGCTTTTACCCGGAAGGGGTACCAACTGGTATGAATACGACGCTGACTTTAATCTTGTCAGGATGGATGAAATACAAGGCCCTCCCGAGGTGGATGAAGCAGGAGAGTTGATAGAATCAGAAGCAATTTTCCAGCTTAATGGCGTTACCACCAAACCCGACAAGATTACCGATGACGGTGCCTTCATGGAAGTCAAGGCCGCTGAACGGGTTACATCGAAGTATGTTTACTGGAAAGACTACCTGCAAAGCGATTCACGGACTGAAGAAGATGTGTGGTGGAAAGCCCGCAGGCACGGATTGAGCAAGGATGAACTTACCGATCTTCTGGGCGAAAAAGCCGTTTCAAGGATAGACCTCCCTACCGCTCCGCGTGATACAGGAGAAGGGCAATCCGGGGCAGATGATGATGTCTTCGAGGTCTGGGAAATTTGGTCAAAACCAACCCGCAAGCGGATATGGTTTACCACTAATGCTTCTGATACGCTTGAAGTAGAAGATGTTCCTGTTAAGCTGACAGGTTTTTTCCCTTCGCAAAAGCCCCTGTTTCCGTTTGAAACCACGGATACCATGATTCCGGTCCCGGAGTACACAATTTACCAGCCTCAGGCGATGGAACTCAATATCATTGTACGCAGGCTCACCCGTATTACCCGTATCCTGAAAGTCGCCGGTGTTTATAACGGGGCTAAGGAAGACGCCGTTATAGATATGCAGCAACTCGAAGACGGCCAGTATAAAGCTATCCATAACGCTATGGCCTTTGGTGACAGGGGTGGTTTTGCGGGGGCTCTGTTTTCACTCCCATTACAGGAAGCCGCTGCGGTGCTCCAGGCCTTGGAGGCCCGAAAGGTTATCCTCAAGAATGAAATATTTGAGATTACCGGGATTTCCGATGTTATGAGGGGGGATTCACAGGTCCACGTAACTGCAACAGCAGAACGGTTAAAAGGGAGTTTTGGTTCGCTCAGATTGCGCCCGAGACGTGAGCCGATGGAAGAATTTATCCGTGACGGCTACCGGATTATGGCTGAAATCATCGCTGACAACTTTTCCGCTGCTAACATCCAGCGCATGACCGGTATACAGCCGACAGACGACACCATGGCTTTATTGCGTGATGACCGTATGCGGAGTTTCAGGATAGATGTCGAAACCGATTCCACTGTGCAGCCCAATGAAGAAATAGATATGCGCAAGGCGGTTGAATATGGGCAGGTCGTTGGTAGCTTGTTGCAACAGGCATTGCCAGCTATTCAGGCGTTTCCTGCTACAGCCCCGTTCCTTGGGTTTTCTCTCAAATTTATCTCACGACAGTTCAAGGCTGGCCGGGTAGTCGAACAGGAATTGAATAACCTGATTGAACAAGCTACCAAACTTGCCGCTAATCCCCCACAACCGCGGCAGGACCCGAAAGATGCTATTGCTGCCCAGCGGTTAGAATTGGACGCACAGAAATTGCAGATTGAACAGGTCAAGGTTGCACTTGACGCCCAAAAAGCACAGGTCGATGACCAGACGAAAAAAGACATCGCAGCACAACAGGAAAATACAAAAGTCTTTATTGCCCAGTTACGCGCTGAAACCGAAGACGATAGAACCGCAGCCAAACTTTTAGGAGATGTTCTTGATGTGGAAGCAGCCGAAGCAAACAGGGGGCCAGTTAATTGACCTTGAAATATTGCAGAAGGCGTTTAAGGACGATAGAAGCTGGTAAATGGCACCGGATGGAAATTAACCGTGAATGGGTTAATTTTAAACATACAATAAAGGCGTATATGGCTTTTTTATGTAAGGAATTGACCGGTAAGGTTAAAAAGGTTATTGTCCAATTGCTGCCTGAGCCTGAGCCGGTAGATTGTAGTGGTATAGTTATTATTACAAACGATACCATGGACCCAACCAAATCAATGGCTGATGGAAAATATTACACCAGCAAGAAAAAGATGGAACGGGAACAGCGGGCGCAGGGGTATGTTCATGTGGGGAATGATAAACAGGAACATTTGAAGCAGGACGAAGTGTTAGCCAAGCAGGCTCATTTCAAGGACATCAAGCAAGTAGTCGAAAGGGTAATCGATGGCTGACGAGAAAAAAGAAGAAACAACTGAAGAAACAGTTGAGCAAACTATTCGTGATTCGGTAACTGCTGCGTTTGATGAAAACCAGAAGGAAGACAAAGAACGCGCCGCCATAGGGGAAGAAGACAATCCTGCTGAAATAGCGCCTGAGAAGGCCGCAGAAGACGCAGGAGAGGCCAAAGAGGAGCCTGCCGAGGAAAGTGTAGAAAAGCCCGCTGAGGGGGATGGGGGTCTAATAGCCCCGGAGAACTGGGATGCTGACCGTACAGCCGCTTTTGATGGCCTGACGGATGAAGCAACCAAACAGGAATTTTTAAATGCTGTTACCAACCTTGAAAAAGGAGTACAGCGCCAAAGAACAGCGGATGCAGATATCCGCAAGGAACACGAGGCAATAAGCGCCTTGATGCAGCCTTTTGAGGCACAACTGGGAGTACAGGGGTTAGACCGCGTAGGCGGAATCCGGCAACTTGTAGCAGCCCAAAACATGCTTACTCAAAATCCTGCACAGGGGATCGCGCAATTGGTTCAGCAATTTGGAGGACAAAACGCTGCGGCGATTGTCCAACAGCTTGCACAGCTATACGGGGTAACACCGGCAGTCCAGGATGACCAAGCCTATGTAGACCCGCAATTTAAAGCGTTGAATGGCAGAGTCGATCAATTGACTAATGTTATTCAACAGACACAAACAAATGCAGACGCTACCAGAGTGGCTGAAGCACAGAACCAGATTGGCTTGTTCAAGAACGCAACCGATGACGACGGGAATAGTCTCCACCCTCACTTCGAAAGCGTTGAAGCACTGATGAGTTCGTTTATTACAGGCGGTCACGCTGCTGACATGCAGACAGCATACGACCAAGCCATATACGCGAATCCAGAACTGCGCAAAGGTTTATTGGAAACGGAACGGACCGCCGTTGCGGATAAGATGAACGATACGCGCAAAGCGGAAGTGGCAGTTTCAAAAAAGGCGTCCAAGAATGTAAGAACAACTAATACGCCTCCTGAAGTTGAACCCGATGAACCAGCCAGCATAAGAGATTCTGTGACCAAGGCATACGATGAGGCAGCGTCATAGGAGATGAGCTATGGCTTTTGCTAATCCCAACTTTGACGAAATCATCACCACAACCCTGAAAAACCGTTCAGGACAGGTTGCTGATAACGTCACCAACAATAATGCGCTTTTGCGTGTATTAAACTCGAAAGGCAATATCCAGCTTGAAGACGGTGGTCAAACACTTGTCCAGGAGTTGAGTTTTGCTGAAAACAGCACTTTTAAATTCTACAGCGGTTATGAAATTCTTGATGTAGCCCAGTCAGAAGTTATCAGTGCGGCTGAATATGACTGGAAACAGGCTGCGGTTGCAGTTACGGTTTCTGGTCTGGAAATGCGCCAGAATATGGGGCGTAACCGCGTAATCAACCTTATCACTACCCGCGTCCAGAACGCAGAAGATACAATGTCGAACAATCTCTCGACTGGTATTTTCTCGGATGGAACCGGATCAGGTGGTAAACAGATTGGCGGTCTTGCGCTTTTGGTTGCTGATGATCCTACCACAGGTACGGTTGGTGGTATCAACAGAGCCACTTTCTCATTCTGGCAGAACCAGTTGTTTGATATTTCCGTGAGTGGTTCGGGTGCTGCAAGCGCCACGAATATCCAGGGTTATATGCAGTCCTTGTGGCAGCAAACACTTCGCAGTGGTGATACTACAGACCTGATTATAGGGGATAATAACTTCTATCAGTTCTTCTGGGAATCACAAACCTCGATCCAACGCATTACACAAACTGATCAGGCAACTGCTGGTTTCCGTTCACTTGAATTTAACGGGCCAAGTGGGAATGCTATGGTTCTTCTTGACGACGCTGCAGGAACCGATTCGTTCTACTTCCTCAATACAGACTTTATCTTCTGGAAAGTTCACCAGGCAGCTAACTTCTCATTGATGGAAGATGTCCGTTCAGTTAACCAGGATGCCATTGTCAAGCAACTCCTGTTCATGGGCAATATGACCATGAGCAATGCTGCTCGCCAAGGTGTCATGATCCCATAAGGAGATAAATAATGGTTGCATTATCAACCCCTGTAGTTGGTGCTAATGTTACCCGTCTTGTTACGGGAACTGGTACCCTTTTCGACCAAGGCAACGACTTCGAATTGGGGACAATTCTGGTCGGTACGGATGGAGATGAATGGATTTATTGCCATGCTTCTGAAATCTTGACTGCCAACAACGCTGTATTAATCAATGAAACGTTTGAAACTGAAAATGTTGACATAACAATTACCGCGTCAACTTTCGGACAGATGTGTGGTGTTTGCGAAACCACATGCGCCGATAACGATTTTCTGTGGATTAAGATTAACGGCGAAAGCACCCTGAATGTAGCTACGAGTTCTGCGGCTAATATAGTCCTTAATTCGACGGCTGTGGCAGGGCGTCTTGATGATAACCTGTTAAGTGGTTCAGAAACCATTGAAGGCATTATCCAGACTGCCACTGAAAGTTCCAATACCGCCGCGTGTCTTCTGACTCGCCCGCGTGTTGGTGCTACATTAACCTAATAGTGGGGGCCCTGCGGGGCCCCTCCTCTCTTGGAGAAAACAATGTTTACAGTCAAAACAATTGGCAGCGGCGGCAAAGTTGTCAAAGAAGTGAAAACTGATAATGTCACCCGTGCTGTCAATCGTGGGCTCAAGGTGACGGGCTTCAAGAAAATAGAAATAGAGCCGATTGTCGAGAAACCTAAAAAAGCCAAAAAGAAATGAAGATTGCTGTTGTAGGACATGGACCGCTTACAAGGGGGTTAGCCCCTGTTGGTAAGGATGGGTGGCTGACATGGGGCATTTCGCATAGGGAGTGGCAACGGGAGGTGTTGTACGGAAAAGTGCGTGGCTTTGACGTTCTCTGGGAATGCCACGATTGGCGACCAGAATCCCCCGAATATCAGGAATTCTTTGACAGACACAACGTGAGACGCCCAGACAAGGCTGCGTGCAGCGAGTTGGTGGGTGCCGAGGGCATCAAGTCCTCAATCTCATGGATGATAGCCGAGGCCATCCTGTGCAAGCCCGATGAAATATCCATATACGGCTGTGATTCACGGGTAATACAGGAAAAAGAGTATAACAAGCAAATCCCCAACATCAAGTTTCTCTTGGGCTATGCTGAGGGTGCGGGGATAAAGGTTTCGGCACCGGAACAATGTGGCTTATTTGATAGCATCATATACGGAGTTGAAAATCACAATAAATCCGGATTTGAACAATTTGTCATCGACCACGGGCCTGCTAAAAAACAGGCAGCATTTTAAATGATTTGCGTCATACCAGCAAGAGGCGGTTCCAAAAGGATCCCCGGCAAGAACATCAAGGAGTTTTACGGCAGGCCTATGATTGCATGGTCTATAGACGCGGCTATGCTATCGGGATGTTTTGACAGTATCATAGTTTCCACGGAAGACCCTGAAATAGCAAAGGTTGCCATTGACCATAATGTAGAGGTCTTAGCGAGGCCCGAAGAGCTCGCCACCGATAGCGCAAGTTTAATGAACGTCATGCATCACGCCGCTGAGAATACCAAAGACCCCCTGGTCTGCTGTGTTTATGCCACAGCCCCGTTTCTAAACCCCTATGATTTGCAGTGCGGGGCTAAATTAATATCTGAGTACGAATATGTTTATTCTGCGACTGAGTTTCCGCATCCCATTGAACGGGCCATTGTAGACGGTAAGATGATACAGCCTGAACACTGGAATACACGCTCGCAAGACTGCATGGAGGCTTACTACGACGCAGGGCAGTTTTATTGGGGCCACAGGGATTGCTGGCTTCAGGAAAAGGTAATCTTTACTAAAAAGTCAAAACCTATTATGATACCGCGATCACGGGCGCAAGATGTTAATACCCCCGAGGATTGGGCAATGGCGGAAGCTATGGGTTTCTACAATTTTGATGCAATCTACGAAGGAGACGGCAATGTTAGGCGATTTCATTAATTCAGGCCCCGGCAGACAGCGTGAGCTTTACCAAAAGGCGCTTGACCGTATTGCTGAACTTGAAGGGCCCGTTACGACCACCAGCTCTGTCGCAGAAACTGGCGGTGTTGTTTTGCTTAAAGGAGACACACACTCCACAGAAGATTTGAGCAAATTAACCGTCGCCGAACTGCGTTCGCGTTGCCAGACGGCAGATATTGTCGGGTATGGTAAAATGAGAAAAGCTGAACTTGTGGAGGCATTAGGATAATGGAAAACTTTGAAACTAACGAACCTGTCAAAGGCACCGCAGGCGATGGTAATCTGGTTACTATGTATGCCCGGAAAATTCTTGACAAACGCACAACTGAAGAAACCGAAACGCTGACGTATATGTATAAACCCTATGTTGAGATTATTTCTCCGGGGCAAAAACATGCTATTGTCGATACCCCTATTAAGGACCGGCATAAAAAGTTGTATCCTTTACATTGGGACGCTTTCCAGAAGAAAGAAGAAATGCGGCAGAATGGCACTTCTTTGCGGGATTGGCATGGTATAGAGCAACATATTGTTGCTGAACTTGAATACCTGAATGTTTACACAGTCGAAGATTTGGCGAATGTAAGCGATGGTAATCTTGGCAAGATAGGACCTGGCGCCGTAAACCTCAAAAAGAACGCACAAATATTTGTTGCGGGCGAGACTGAAAGTAAGTTACAGTTGGATGAGGCCAATGAGCGTATCAAAGCTCTTGAGGAAAAATTAACACTATTCATGGACGCTAAGGCGAATCCTGGAGTTTCAGAGGAAACAACGGATGAGCCTACTGACGATAGTTCAGGACACACTGAGGGAGATAGGGGGGGTTGAAGTCCCCACTTCGGTAGTCGGTAACAGCAATGAGACTGCTGTACGGTCCCTCGCGCTTGCTAATCGTTCCCTGAAAGAAACAGCTAAACGTACAAATTGGCCCGGATTAACTATCCGCGGCACTATAACCACGGTTGCCTCTCAGGAAGAATATGCAATACCAGACGACTTCCAGTTTCTTATCAATGATACAATGTGGGATGATACCAATAACCGGCAGGTCTTCGGGCCGCTGAGTGAATCTGACTGGGAATTTGTCAAGAACAGCGACGCGGTAGCTGGTGTAGGTTCGATTAATTCATTTTTCCGTATTTTCAGAAGCGCAACAACCACTTCACAGGTTTTCTACCTTTTCCCGATCCCTGATTCCATAAGAACACTGAGGTTTGAATATCGGTCAGATGCTTTAACTGAAACCAGCGGTAACGTCGCGCAAGGTGACAGATTTCTGGCAGACACAGATTTGTCCCTGCTCGATGAAGATATTATAGCTCTCGGGTTTAAATGGCGTTTCCTCAAAAGCTTTGGCCTTCCGTTCGAAGAAGAATTCCGTGATTACGAGGCTGCTATTGAAGACGGCGCACAGGCCGATGGTGCTGGTATTATTTCCCTTGCCGGCCCCGGTTTTGTGCGTTTTGGCCCGGTTGTACCTGATGGGAATTTCGGATGATGAGGCAACCGTTAAGACCCCGCCCGAGATTAGCACAAACGGCTACGGTTTTTCCGTTGCCTGCTCCTACAGGGGGCTGGAATGTACGCGATAACCTTGCTGCCATGCCGGAGCTTGATGCAATAGAAATGATTAACTTTTTCCCTGAAGTTGACGGGGTTACCTTGCGTAGAGGTGATGTCCTCTTTGCGTCGGGGCTATCTGGCGAGGTTGAGTTTTTATTCGAGTATGCTTCTCCCACTACGAATGATCTGCTCGCCGCGTCGGATGGCAATGTCTACGATATAACCGCTGGCGGCACTATCAGCAGCACTATTGGGACGGGATTTACAAACGCACAGTGGCAAGCGGTTAATTATCTTGCACAGGCTTTTCTGGTGAATGGAGACGACGCTCCGCAGGACTGGGACGGCTCCACTTTATCTGCTACGTCTTGGACCGGAGCCATAGGGTCGATAAATGACCTTATTAACGTAAACCAAGTGCGTAACAGGCTCTGGTTCACCGAAAAAGACGCGGCAAGAGCATGGTATGCAGGAATTGGTTCTATTTCAGGCACTTTAACATTATTTGATATAGGAGAATTTGCACGCGAAGGTTTCCTCATGCAGGTTTCGTCATGGTCACGCGATGCGGGGGCAGGTATGGATGATTTCACTGTTTTTACCATGTCCACCGGCGAAGCGCTGGTTTATACAGGCGATCCAGCAGGCACTGTAGCCAATGAGAACGCATTTACCCTTATAGGCCGTTATATGGCTCCTGAGCCCATAGGACGGCGTTGTACGGTAAACTGGGGCGGAGAGTTGATTGTTATCACCAGAGGCGGTTATCTGCCGATGACGGGTATAATGAATGGTAAAGTCAGGCCAGAAGATGCGATCAGCGGTAAAATACGCGATGCTGTATCGAAAGCTGCGGAAAACGGTTCTGCTTTGAATGGTTGGGTTGGCATTCTTCATCCTGACGGCACCAAACTGATATTTAACGTGCCCTCCGTTGATAAAGTCGCTTATGACCAGCATGTGATTAATACTATCACGGGATCATGGGGCAAGCGGGAAGGCCGTAACCACCGTTCTATAGCAACCCTGAACAACGAAATGTATGGTGGGTTTAATACTTTTGTATTTCGGCTTGACGAAGGCGGCGTAGATCAATCACGTCCCGAGCTGTCATGGAACAATATTACTGAACCGTGGGAGGCATGGGGGTCACGTTGGGAAGATGACGCTTCCCCCATCTCAAGTTTTGTGCAACAGGCGTTTAATGGTCTTGACCGCCCCGGCAATAATCTGCCCGGTTTTACCAAAAGGGTTACAAACATCAAACCTTTCGTTAGGGGTAGTGGTGTTATTTCATTGACCGCAGGTGTGCGCGCAGACTTCGATTTAACGCGACTACCAGACAACCAGCAAGTTTTATCACCTGATGCAGTTTTTTGGGAAGACATTGATACAAACTGGGAAGTATTCACCGAGCCTTGGGGGAGCGGCGATGTGATTATTGGTATTAATCTGACGGCTGGCGCTACCGGCGAAACATTTTCTGTGCTTATGCAGGCGAACACAACGGAATCTTTAATCTGGTATAATACGACATTGAAGTTCCAACAAGGAGGCATTAATGGCTGATTTAACCGGCACCTCACCGTCAAATACCTATAAGGATTTGCTACAGGTTCCTAACTCAAACTCTGGCATAGACGGAACATTGCGGACTATGCAAGACGGAGAGGGTACGAACAGTACCGTCCAATTCTCCACAACTGCGTTCAATATTCTGGCTACTGCGACATGGACATCGGCAGCCGATCTTTCGTTTAGCCAAGCTAACCCGAATTTGTTTGGCGCTGATACTAATGGTGTCTTTTCAATTTCCAGCGGTGTCACAGCTATCCTTGGCAGTAATGTCAAGATGTACGGCGATACCCATGCTTCGAAGGCTGATGATTTTGAGGTTTTTGGCTCCGCTACACTCCAACTGTTATATGATGATAGTGCTTCGATATGGAACTTCCAAGCCAATGCTATTACAACAAGTGGCGCTATTGACGGGGCTAATTTAGACGGTATTTTAGGGGCCAATACTCCGGCGGCTGTAACCGCGACTAGCGGTACGTTCTCCGGCACAGTGCAGAAGAACGGGACGCATCCGGCGTTTTTGGCGCGTAATAGCGTCACCGATACAGACGCCACGGGCGACGGAACCGCAGTAACAGTTGACTTCGATACTGAAGTTATCGACCAAGGCGGAAATTTTGCGACGGATACCTTCACGGCTCCAGTCACGGGGCTGTATGCTCTTTCTACTAGCGTGCTCGTGAGCGATCTGGGTGCAGGTCATACAACCTATCAACTTCAAATAATTACATCAAACAGGACTTATGAAATTTTGCTTTGTGATGGTGCCGCTGTTTCTAGCTCTGGCGCACTTTTGAGGGTTGCTGGCACAATAATGGCGGATATGGACGCTTCTGATACAGCATTTGTTCGCCTGACAGTAACAGGAAGCACAAAAACGGTAGACATAGGGTCTGGTTCTGTATTTGGGGGCCATCTTGCAGCATAAGGAAATAAAGGGCTGAAAAATGATCCCACAGGCTGAAAATAAGGGCGTCTATGTAGCACATGGTTGCGATGATATGGTCCGGCTATGGGTATCCCGTGAGCTTGGTATGGAGATACAGGGTGCTGTAAAATGCATGGGTATTATGCGCGGTGAACAACTGGTAGGCGGAGTGGTTTTGCACAATTACAAAGGCCATATGGTTGAATGCACTTTTGCCACGATTAATAACCGCTGGTGTACGCGGGATGGCTTGAAGCAGTTTTTTGATTATATTTTTAACCAATTGGGTTGTGTGCGGGTTCATGGGTTATGCGCGAGAAAGAACAAGAAGATGCGGAAGTTGTTTACCGGCCTGGGGTTTAAATATGAAGGATGCCATAAAAAGGCGTTTGATGGTGTCCGTGATGCAATGAGCTATGCAATGCTCAAAAATGAATGTAGGTGGATATAATGGTTAGCGCACCAGACATACAATTTCCTGATCCTGTAGACCCCACTAATCTGGCGAGGGAGCAAGGCACACAAAACCTGCAAGCTGCTATCGCAACAGCGTTACTCAACCAGCAAAATCAAGTTGGGCCTTTTGGGACTGTGAGCTTTACGCAGAACCAACCCACAGGGGGTGGTGGCTTACAACCTCAGATATTCGGCACTCCACAACGAATTGGAGTCCCACAAATACCTCCCAATCTTGGTGGTGGTCCTCTCGGTGGGCCGGGACAAGCATTTTTCGGTGGTCAAATGGGTCCGTTTGGCGATGTAGGCGCAGAAGGCGCAGGACCGCTTGGCGGCTTTACTGGCGGAGCTGGTTTAGGTGTTCCTACCGGAGGTGGGTTTGGTGGTCAGTTTGGCGGTGGTGGAGGTGGGTTTAATATTGGAGGTATCAATATTCCACAGTTTACACGAACAACTACGTTAACCCCTGCCGCGCAGGCACAACTGGAAGCCTCACAGGGTCTAGGGCGTGATGTAACTCAGCTCGCCGGGCAGAACGTAGAAGCTGTGAGACGGGCACAACAAGGGGGGGCTTGGCTTTGAAGGATTGCCTTTATCCGTATCTGGTATTAACGCGGCGCCTATTAGTGGTTTCCAGGCCCCCGGAGGAGCAATCCAGTCAACATTAAGACAGTTTGACCCGCAAGCTGGTATTCAAACACAAGGTTTATTTGGTTTGGGTGGTGATTTCGCAGATGAGGCGCGTAGTCTTGAACAGGCTACTTTCCAGCGGGGGCGCAGTCTGCTTGAGCCGGGTTTTTCGCAACAGCAGGAACAGGCTGAAATCCGTCTTGCTGAAAGAGGGTTGCCGTTAAGTTCGCAGGCAGCACAAGGTATTTTAGGCGGTCTTCAAACGGCACGTGGGCGCACTCTGAACGAGTTAGCCTTAAGTTCGGTAGCGGCGGGCAGACAGGAACAGGAACGGCTGTCTCAGCAGAGAGCCCGTTTGAGAGGCCAACAGTTTGGTGAACGCACTACTCAATTCGGTGCGGTAGGGCAGGCTGCGGGGCAGAGGTTTGGACAAGGCTTGGCTACCGGGCAGTTCGGGCAGCAAGCGCAGGCACAGCAATTCCAACAGGCAGCATTGGGTAATCAGCTTGGTTTGGGCGCACAGGCACAGAGTTTCCAGCAGGCTCAGGTTAACGCAGCCATACAGAACGCTGCCCGGGCATCAGGTTTTCAGGAACGTGCTTTTCTACGCAATGTCCCGATTAATGATATTGCTGCGCTTCTTGGCACGGCTCCCGGTGTTCAGTTGCCTCAGTTCCAGCCAACGCCTAATGTTGGGGTAGCTGCTCCTGATTTGATAGGTGCTACGTTAGGAGCAGGACAGATAGGAACCCAGAGGGGGCAAATACAGGCAGGGGCTAATAACGCGCTCCTTGGTGGTTTGTTTGGGTTAGCGGGCGATATTGGAGGCGCTGCTCTTTTCGCCTCTGACATTCGTGTTAAGGATAATATTAAACGGATCGGTCTTGTAAACGGTATCCCACTTTATAAATTCCGTTATAAAGGCGAGAATGAGGAAACCCTTGGTGTAATGGCACAGGAAGTTGAACAATGGATGCCTGATGCTGTCTTTGAAATAGACGGGATCAAACATGTTGATTACAGTATGATTTTGGAGGTTCAGGGCCATGGCTGATGGATTCCTGCATACAGGGCCTACGCGATCACAACTTGTAGCCCAGTTATTGGCACAAGGGCGGCGTGAGTTCCCACAGCAGATACAGTCTGTAGGAGAGGGGTTCGCCCGTACAGGATCACGCCTGATTGACGCTTTCTTGCAACGCAGGGCTATTGATGAGCAACTTGCCCAACAGGAAGCGTCTCAAGCAAACTTCAGGGCTGCTTTTGCGCCCAGAGATGTAGAAGTAGGTACTCTCCAAGCTGGGTTGGGGCAAGCCCCATCACTGCAAGGGCAAGTACCAGGTTCAGAGGCATTGCTTGCTGATGCGTTAGCTAGTGCTAGAGTGCCTCCTGTAGGACAGACTGGAGGCGGGGCATTATTGGCTGCACTTTCACAGCAGCAAGTTGCCCCCGCGGGTGATCTAGGCCTCACTGCCGGGGGTGCTGCACCACAACTGACTGTGCCTGATTTAAGGGTAGGCCCAACTGAAACCATAAGCAGACAGCCCACAATCCAAGAAACAGGGCAACAGCTTCTACAAGACCCAGCAACGGCAGAGTTCGGGGCCCAGACATTGCTGGCTGAACGTGCAAGATTACAGGGATTAGAGGAATCTCGGCTTAATAGAATAAGAGAGAGAGGCGACTTTGTGTTTGAGGCCGGGGTCACCGCAGGGTTCCGTGAACCTCGGGCTCCAAATTTAATCGAGGTGACTAGAGTGGATGGGGGCATTGAGTTGCTTAATGAAAATAACCCCGCAGAAGCGCGCCGTGCCCAAGAACTTGTTAGCGCAGGGGGCAGGCTTACGGAAACGCGTACAGCAACAGGGAGGCCTGGAGAATTTGGCGGTCCCAGTGATCCCCGTTCTATTGTAGCAGCCAATGTCAACAATGCAAACCAACTTGCTTTTGTAAATAGTCAAATCCTTGATAATTTGGGACCGGGCGCGTTTACCAGCGCAGCATTAGGCGGTGGTTTGCAATCTCTCGCTACTGGTCTTGTTGCTGAGTTGCAAGCCGGGGCATCTACTCTGTTCGGCACCCCTGTTGACGAAATAGCAACACAAGATGATTTGATCGCCGGTTCGCTTGATACTATAGAAGATATAATGGGTGATGTTACTGATTTACAATTGGGTGCATTAAGCAGAGAACAATACAGATCCGCCATGAACTCCTTGGGTTATACGATAGCCTTCATCAACAACCCAGATGGCCGTATTAGCGAGCCTGATTTCCAGAATGCGTTGCGACAGATTGGTGGTAACTTGTCTGATCCTGTTGTGGTGCGCGGTGTTCTTGAAAGTGCCTATGATAGAGGCATTAACAGGATACGAGGCACTATAAGGACCAGCGCGAGCTTCCTGAACGCCAAGCAGACTAATCGTGATCTTACGGTCGACCAACATATTGAAGATTTAGGATTGTCGTTTGACCAAAACCCCTTTGAAACGCCTACTGCTCAATTTGAAGAGGGACAGACCGCAACGAACGCCCAAGGCCAGCGAATTATCTTTCGTAACGGTCAATGGGTTCCTGTAGGATAAGATATGGTACACAACTTACCACAAGGATTTGTCTTAGACGAAGCACAAACAGGGCTTCCTGAAGGGTTTGCTATTGACACGCCGGGATTAGACCCGAACAGCCCTGCCGCCTTTACACAAAGGATAGCCGAACGCCAGGCCGACCCAAGAACGAATCAGCAAATATTAGCAGAACAACAACAAGCCGGGGAAGAACGCGAGCGCCAGTTTGCCCGTGATAACCCGTTGGGTACTCAGCTTGTTGAGGCGTTTGTTGACCCGCGCCTTGATATAGGGCTTGATACCCAG